CAACTATTTAGGTTGCACCGAAAACGGCTCTAATCTTTAAACCACAGGGGGTAGATGCGCACTAGACACACATCACTTCTCTTTAAGGGCCAGGTTATCTCTGGCGTTCAGCTGTCAGCGTGAGCCGACAAGCCTCACGCCTTCCTCAATTGGCCGCAGGGCCCGACACTATCACAGTATAGGTCGGTACATTTATAAACATGTACAGATTAAAATCTGTCCCTACAGAAAAGTACTTCCATATCTTAAGATCTTTGGAAGTTGGTCCTACCTCATCATTGGTGGTCACATAAAGAGAGCTCATCTCTTGGTCCATACCGTCAATCGACCATGGGGCTGAACATAGCCATGGCATTGTTGATTGAAATCGGTACCCTGTATAACTGGGTAGGCTTACGCTTAAACCTGCGTTGGTTCTTTGGTTAGTCACAGCCCCGCCGGCTGTGGTTCCTGGCACTGCATTCAAAAGCCACCGTGCATTTGCTGAAACAGTTCCTGCTGCTGATCCATACTTGACGCGAGTAGCGTTCGAGGATGCGGCAGTTCTTCGCGCCACTAAAACATTCGAGACGGGATGGATAGATTCGACATTAAAATGCCAGATCATAGAACCCTTCTGACCAATAAAGGCCGGGGTTATCCAATGGTACGGAGTGTTCCGTACATAGTTGAATGGGTAGTTGCTTGTAGTGGTGATAGTCCCTTTGGCAGAATGAATTCCATTAGAATCATAGCCATAGTACAAAGGGAAGCGACAGAAATCATGACGGATAATACTCATGGGATTTGTACTGGAAGTTGTGTCCACGTACACCTCATGCAAGTTCGTCCTGCGCAACAAAGGGCGCAACGATTTCACGCACTCTCCAAAGTTCTCCCGGTATCTATTTTCATCGGGAGTTGAGGGAGCTTCACCTGCTATAACAACAACAGCATTCGACTTCTCGTCGTAAACATCTTGTGACTGCGCGGAAAAAGAGGAAAAGTCCAATTCCATCTCGTTCGGGCCAGCGAATTCTAAATTCTCGGCTCCACGAACAAAGATGTGCACATCAAGGCTTGAAGTTGAAACAGGCGCAGTTAGGGTAGTAAGAACTCTAAGAGTCAGATAGCCATTATCCCGGTAGGCATTACGATAATAATTGAAATCTAAAGCGGTGGATCCCATCTTATATGGGATAAACGATTGATTGAAATTGTTATCCATCTTCAACCAAGCCGTGGCTTGTTGATAGGGGATACGAATTTCCACATCATTTTCTTCGCCTAAATCTACAATTCTCGTAAACACGCCTCCTTCGGGACTAACCGTCGTCATTATATTGCTCGAACTATTACCTGCGGGGTCGTAGGCTATGATAACTCGCCCTTTATGGAACTGGGTGCTTATGAACCGAAATCTAAATATAATATCGCCTCGCCAGAACTTAAACAACTTTGCCACCCATGCCATTGGCACAAGATTAACAGATTTCCACGTAGTGTAGTTGTTTTCATTATAATAAAAGGGAGTTACCAACCCGCTGAAGAGCAATGTTCCTGGAGTGAGAGCTGTAGTCCATGTAGCTGAACCAATATAGCTCTCTCTTTGAACTAAGTGTTCAATCGCCAATTCATCTTGACTAGGTAAGCCAAGGTGGCCTGGTCCAATTGCAAGCTCATTCTTAGGGTCAAGTGTCAGTTTTTGGACGGGAAAACCTATCTCTGCTGATGCTAACTGAGGTAAAGGACACGGATATCCTGGGTTAGCTTCCGCAATAACGGGAACATTCGTAAAGCCAAAAAGCTTTGCGATACGACTCACAGCGGAAGCACCTATTTCAGTAGCAGTAGCGAACTTGGAAAGTATGGGTACACCTTTCAATCGGCCAGCTATATGCGCAATTGCAGAAGCTGGAGCCGAGATGGGTCCATTTCCATACTCATCCAAACCTTGGAGTGCGAATCCAATAGTAGCTCCAGAAAGCTCTATGTCTTCAGCCCAGGCATACATCTGAATATTTACAGAAGTGCCCGAGACACCATTCGCATTACGCAAGGCGGTAAAGTTCACAAAGGTAAGTTCCCCCATGTCCGCAAAATTCGACGAGACACCTACGGGTAACCAATTCTGGTGATAGAAGAACGGTAACGTCATCTCACAACCTTCACATTTTTGCGGATAAATCCACAAATGCGGTTGTTGGGAAAAAGGCATAAACCATTTTGAATAAGCATCCATAACGTAATTCCTATTCGTGAAGTTGGGTAACGGACGGTATGCCATGCACAGCGCTCCATAGTAAAAGGGGGAAGCATTAATCATTACTTTGACCTTCAAATTACACCTTATAAAAGCGTAATTGTCAAGCTTCCTCTTAATTATGCTATTCGAAAAGAATAGCTGCCATGGATTATATTGCCATACATTGCCTACTGCCGTAGAATCCGACCACGTTAATGTGGCAATCTTCACAGGTCGTGACAAAAACTCCTTCAGGTCAATCCCGGGCGTCTGATCAGACGCAGCGGCGTCCCGAGTGGGAGGTTCCCAACCACCGACTCCTCCAAAGGCTTCGTCATGAAACGCAGTGAGGTGATGGTGTTCAGTGATGTGTACTTGTCCTTCAGTACCAGAAGCTCTTTCATTTGCATCTGATGACTGAGCCACGAAAGTAGCTAAATAACGCTCAGTCAACATGTCTGGGGTAAAAAGTTTAAAATTAGCAGACTTGTTAAGCCAAAAACACTTCCTAAGGGTCGGCTCATACCCAAAGGCGAAGGTGTAATGTGACAACCAACCAAATCATCCCTAAATAGGGATTTCGGGGAACGCCCTGGTAGGTTTAAGAAGAATGTCCACACTCAATCTCCATAACACGATAGGAGACCGCAGTAACTACACGCTTCCCCCTCTTTTGGTTTAAAGGACCTGTGGGATAGGCCCCGGATCCCAAGTTTAAAACTTGAGAATCCTATGGGGTGGAGCGCTATCCTTTGAGCGCTCCCAAAAACCACGAAGCAGTTGTTCCCAGGTTGGGAAAGTACTATCTTTAACATAGTCCTGAAGCTCCATTGCTTCTATTGCGTCTTGCAGCTCTTGTCGTTTAGATTCAAAAACTTTGCGACCATAGTGAAAATATTCACACACTGCACTCTTGACAATTTCAACTGTCTGTTCTTCAAGAGTAATACTCTTAGAACGTACGCATAGAAGCAAAGACTTATCAATTGAAGTTTTTTCTAAAGGCGCAACAATCGCCTTCACGTCAGGATCATATCTCCAACTTCTTTTGAGAAATGTTGCTTCAGAAATATGGATGTAGGGCCTCGATTCAGCCGTTTTCTCAGCCATAGTGTATTTCACATCTATAGTAGAGAGAACTTCCGCTATTGCGGAATGGTTGAACCAGGGGGTCCTTTTGCTAACACCCATAATATTATCATCACCATATGTGGCGAGATTTACGTTTTCTTTAAAAGAAGTACATTCTTCTTCTGGGTTCAATAAATAATAACAATATCGCATGTACAAAGAGTTTGCCAGACTATTCACCACAGCAGTTAAAGGTTGTCCCGAAGGGTTAAACCCAAAAAGCTGAAGTAAATCGCCCATCACGAGCACGTAGGGTTGTTTCAGATCGTAAAAGATACATTCAATCTTCTGCAATTCCTTATCTGTGTAACGCCCAGTCGCGCAAACTGCTAAAATGACCTCCGCGACTCCATCTAATAGCATAGCTACCATAGATTGATCGAAATTTCCAAAGTCGCCAGCAATAATGTTGTTTTCTCCGTGGGCAGTGAGGTAATTATACAAATTCTCCCACTCAAAAGAACCACAATCGGTTCCAATAAATAGCTCAAATAAATAGGGCTTTGACTGAGCCAACTGAACAAACGACATTAACATCATGCGCACTACAACCGTCCAGTCCATTGGCGCGCCAGCAAACATACGAGTCTTACAGGCCTCAATCTTCTCAAATGAACGAGCTTCATCTTTCAGACACCCTGTAAAAATAGGGTGCACTAACACTCCCTCGGAGTATTTCTTGAGAATCTCATCGACTCGTTCTTTGATTTCAGGATCCAGAGATACTGGGTCCTGGAGGCCACGCTCAGGAGGTGCCGGGTGTAAGTAATATTTCTTGGATCGATTCCAAGGAAATCCAGCTGAGGTGTGACGCGGCATTTTATCAACAAACCTCACACCATTTGCTCCATTAAGAGCAGTAAACTCATCATACATATGTAAAGAGTTTTTGTCCTCCTTTGTAAGCTGCGATGTTATATCCGCAATGAACGCCGCTACCGCTTTGTTCATAACTCCTTGTCGCATTTTCATATGACTTTTATTAGTCATACCTTCCAAAGCAATTCGCCAGGGCCTCCAACCTCGCAAGACTGGCGCTCCATGAGTCATCTTATAGCCATTCACCAAAAGATGTTCAGCTATAAGAGTCTTGCACACACGCGATCTCATCTTAGATCGCTGACCCGACATACTACCAAAAACCACTCCTACTCCACTCTCAATGAAGCGGATTGGACTCTTCTCATGCAGAGGCAACAAC